ATACTACTCTAATCCTGGAGACACAGTTTTAGACCCTACATGTGGAGCAGGAGGGACATTATTGGCTTGTAAAAACTTAAACCGCAATTGCTACGGTATTGAAATGAACGAGACATATTATAATACTGCAAAAAACAGATTAGATACCTTTTCCAAATTTAAGGAATTAACGGCTTAGACATATAATATATATTAAAAAAGGACTTAAAGAGAAACAGACATTAATAGATATAAATGGATTACGCAAATGGGAAGATTTATACGATACATAGTTATCACACAGATTTGTATTATATAGGTTCTACGACTTCAACATTAACCAAGCGATTATACGAGCATAACAGTTATTATAAACAGGGTAAAACATGTGAGTCAAGTGAAATAATTAAATATGGCGATGCTTATATAGTGTTATTAGAGGAGTTTCCATGCTTTAATAAAAATCAATTAAATAAAAGAGAAATAGAACTCATAAGAGAGCATAAAAATTGTATTAATAAAAAAACAGATAAACAGAGTTATTATTTAAAAAACAAAGATAAACGAGTAGAGTATCAACGTCAATATGATGAGGTAAATAGAGAACAAATAATAGAACGAAGAAAACAATATTATGAAGCAAATAAGGATAAATTTTTTGAATATAATAGAGAATATCGTCAACGAAAGAAAGAGGAGGAAATCCAAGTATAATACTATAATGTGACTTATATTATTATAAAATAGTTTTAAGCGAAATTAATATCACTTGATGAACCTGATTGAATGGGAGCTTCCATAGCTGGAGGAGCAGGAGGCTGAATTGTGAATTGACCTGGGAGAATTTTTCTATTTTGCATTTGCTCTACAGCCATTACCATCTCGTTCTGAATATTACGTCCAGCAGGAACACCCTCTTGGAAACCAACCTGTTTATATTTTTCTTTGGTTGAACCATACTTAACACCTTTTTGAGGGCCACGTTTCTTTTTAATATCCTCCATAATGGATATAGGCTCAGGCATATCAAGTTGCTCTTCTAAAATAATGATTGGTTTTTTCTTTCTTCTTTTACCTTGGATGGGTAAATTATCCTCTTCTCTTAAAATCTGTTCTGGTATAGTATCATTATAAGTAATTGGGGCATTAAAAACAGCAGATGTGGTAGCGGAATCATTCGCAGGATTTGGAACAACTTCAGGAGCAACAAATTCAGGAGTAGGGGCTTTGCCGAGAATATTACCACTAGCCAAATTAGCGGATACGCTTTTTATCAAGTTCAATAGTTGAACGTTTTCTCCGCTTGTGTCGCGGAATTGCTGAGGTATAAAAGGCACAGGGGCAGATGAACCGCCTCCACCTCCACCAGTTGTAACTTGCACGTTAACCTTTTGTATCTGTTTAAGTTTTTGTGATTTTTTATTATCAGCGGCAGCTCGTCCTGCTCGTCCAGCTCTTCCAAGTCTCGGTTTTTTTGGAGCAGGTTCTTTTTTAACCTTCGGTGCTTTTTTAGGAGGCATTATAGTATAATATAATAAAATAAATTAATAGAACTGAATACCTGAGAATGCTGGAATAGCTTGAACCTTTTTTTTTGGAGCAGTAGGGGGTCTTGATTTATAAACGACTTCTTCCTCTTCCTCATCATCTTCCTGCTCGTCAATATACACGACACGCTTGGGTGCAATTTTTCGCTTAACTACGGGTTCTTTAACCACTATCTTTTTCTTGGGTTGCTCGGCTACTATAGACTCATCATCTTCTTCGTCGTCCTCCAAATTTAAATCCTTCAACATCTTGACTTTTTGCTCTGCTATACGCTCAGCCTTTTTATTTATCTTTTCACTAACAAATGCTTCACGATCAGCCTTTCGCTGTTTATTAATCTCGGCTAATTTTTCTCGGCCTTTTGCTAATGCTGCCTTTGTTTTTTCATTCGCTTCTCTTTTTTGTTTTGTTAGTATAGGTTCTATTTTAACCTCTTCAACTTTAGGTTGTTCTAAAGGCACATCGACGAGTTGGATATCCGACTTGGACTTTTTAACATACTTGCGTTTTGGCGGGGGGAGTTCTGTGGATATACTTTCGGGTTTGGACTGTTCCATATAAATAATATAAAGAAAAAAAACTTATTGTATTTTTTAATTTAACTTTAATTATGGAAAAACATTTAAAATTTTTATATCTGGATATTTTATAAATGAGTGACTTCCGAATGAAGCAAGAGATTAAGACCCTTATTAAAATGGGGTTCAACGAAGAGATGGCTACTTTAGTCGTAGCGGCAAAATACGGTAACTTAGAGATGGCGAGTGATATAGTAAGCGGAATAGCTGACGAGAATGATACAATAAGAGAGGCGTTGGTAGATTTTAAACCATACGTTCCCGAGGACACGACAGGTATTGTAATTACACCAAGCAGTAGTTCTACTATAGAGTATATAACTGATGATACGGAAATTTTAAAATCTAATGATATACAAGAGAAAGCAGATGATAAAAACGAAAACGAGAACCTTTAATATATCAAGTGCTAACGCCACGAATGGCTCATTTAAATCTATTGTAAATGTGTCGCTGCCTGACTTATCGTTTCACATGGATAATATACAAAATACCTACCTGAGTATAAATCATGCTGAGGTAGCCAATAGCTTTTATGTAGTAAATTATACGAATGATGTGATTGTGATTGACAGCATAGCGTATACATTACCACGGGGTAATTATAATGTAAATACTTTTATGGCTCAGCTTCTATTACTTATTCCTGCTGGGTTCGCCATCACGTATAGCAGTATAACAACTAAATTTACTTTTACAAATACGACGACGGATTTTACGATAAACGGTGCATCGGCATTATCCACTATAAACAAGGTCATAGGATTGGGAACTACAGATATAACTTCCACAGCATTATCGCTCACGCTTCCGTTTGTTGTGAATTTTCTTCCGTTACCGCGAATAAACTTCAGGAGTAATTTTTTGAAACTGAATAATTATAGCACAACTGATAATAGCAGCGACATTTTTCTGTCACTACAAAATAACGCACCGCAGAATAGTGTGATAAACTATGTGAACCAAACAAACAGCAAATTCTTGATAGAGGATAAAAATATAACATCTTTTATCATCTATGTAACTGACGACTTCAATCGTCTCATTAATTTTAATAACGTAGATTGGTACATGACGATGGAAATAGACACAGAGTATTTGGAAACACCAAGACTAACAAATATAACGAGTATAATGCAATCGGGTATTACTATTCCTTCTCTGCTCCAGTAAGGTCTGCTTTAGTGTAAGAAGTATTAATCTCGTTTCTACTAGTTCCACGTGATTGAGACAGCTCATCTAATTTAGCCTCATTAAATTTGTATTCATCTACGAGTAATTTAAACAACCTACCTTCACCTGCTTCCTTATATGTAAGCCGTTGAACGACTTTTGTTATAGAGCCATCTTTGTGTCTCATTCCTTCGGGTGTATCGAGTAATGGCTGACCGTCCTCGATATTAAGGGCATTCACGGCTTTAAGAAACTTTTTATTTTTTATTATGTATTTTTTCTCTCCGTATGTTTTAAATGTCTTATACTTACGTCTTATGTAGTCTATTTTTGTTTTGTATACTATTAAGGCGTTATCATCAGGAGGTGCTACCTTACTTGATCCATTCACAATTATACAGTCTATGTCTTGACTTCTCACACCGTAATTTAAAATCAAGTAATTTACTATGTATTCTTTATATCGTCCTGCTTTATATAAGGCATCGACATAATCAGTAAATCCTTTTAGCGTAAGCTCAGCGGGGTTCTGTGTAAGACCTGAAGTAGTCTTCCATGTTTTAGGTTCTATTTTATTATCCTTAATGTGTTGTAGGATATCTAATTTGTGTTGGTCTCGATAAAGAGCTAATTCAGTAATAGGAACATCCATTACACGCTTGAGTTTAATCACAGCAGTTAAGTAGGTTTTACGGGTAAATGCATTATCGGTTAAACCCTTGATAATTTTGATTATCTCTAAATTAGGGGTTTCAGAAATATCGGTTGTAAATTTACCACTTCCAATAAGTTTATTATAGGTAGTCCTATAAGTCTTTTTTGTATTCGCATTATCAGCGGAATCTAAGAGAATGTCAAGTTCGCTCATTTTATATATACTGGATATATTATAATTTTGTAAATATATCTAAATCAATTTTTTTTAAAATGCCTAAACTTTCAACACTTTAAAAAAAAAAGACTATAAAAAATTTATATTAGAATAAAGTATAAAATGTCCGCATTCCCCGCTTCCGCTATGGGTCTACCTTCTGCCCTAAAATATGACTTGCCTCCTTCTATGAGTGATACCGCTCGTTCTTACTCTGTCAACGTTGCCCCCGATGGAATTACATCTGTTACTGGTGCTGTAGGCAATATCAGTTTCACAGCCAACGCTGTAACACAGACTCAGTTTTCTTCTCAAGTTGTTAGTTTCACTATTCCCTCAGGTATGAGCGACTCTGTATTTTTAGACTGTATGAATACAACTGTTTCATTTACTTTAACTTATACAGTAGGAACTGCTGCTTCAGTCGCTAACGGCTCATGTAAATTACTATCTAATGCTGCTTCTTGGTTTGATACCCTTGTTCTATATTCCAACAACACGCCTTTGGAAACTGTAAACCAATATGGTCTTCTCCAAAACTACCTTTTACAAAATACTGTGAACTTATCCGAGCGAACAGGCGGTGTCTCAATTTGTATGGGAACTGATTCCAATAGTGCTTCAGGTATTGATTTACCTACGGCTGCTACTGGTTCTTTCCGTTTCAACTTCTGTATTCCTCTTATCTCGTTGATTGGTCTCAACACAGAGAAATACTTTCCAATTGGTTCAGTCAACAATATGCAATTACAGTTGACTACCGCTAACTTGTGTCCTATCGTTACATTCTGTACTGCCGTGACAACTAACGTTACTTTATCTGTAGCCCCTACTCTAAGTGAATTCCGCTTGAATATGAAATATTTGGACGTCGGTGATGTAGCCGCCTCCATGTTGAGACAAACTCTTCAAGACGGTAAATGGTATATAAAATCATCTTCATATACCAACTCTGCCGTAACCATACCATCACAATCAGCTGGTAACCAACAGGCTTTACTCCAGATTAGAAACTCAAGTGTGAAATCGGTCTTCCATCAGTTCGGTATTGCCGCAGGTCTTGTTAGTCCAAATGGTTCTTATGATGCTATAAATATTGGAACTACAAGCAGACAGTTACAAGTCGGCGGAAACTATTACCCCAATTTACCAATCAACGACGTTCAGCGTCCTGCCGAAGGTTATGCTGTGCTTATCCAGTCGCTAGGTGGTTCTATCCCTAAGGCATACGGAACAACTGTTACTCGTGAGATGTATAACTCGATTGGTGGTATTGCCGCAGTTCCTACTGGTGCTGATAATGGATTGGTTCTTCCTGCCGTCGCAGGTAATCAAGTTCAACGTGCTGCCCCTGCTGGTTCTAACCAAGCCGCACAGAATGTCTTGGATTTTCCCTCTGGTGCATTTTATGGTTACGATTTGGAAAAGGTTGGAGGTATTTTATTCAGCGGTATCAATACCCGTGCTTCTCCTCCTTTCTTGAATTTGTTTTTGGGTTCTGCTCTTAACGCAAACGTCACAACTCAAGCATGGGGCTTATCCGATGTAGTGATGGTGGTCGATACTAACAGCAAATCAGTACAGGCATTCATCTAAGTAATGAATAATCATACGACATGAAATTTTTTTTGAAAATGAAAAAATATATAGTGTAAAAAAAAAATTGAAATTTTTTATAATTCTAATAAGTATCGTAAAAATATAAAAAAAGCAAAGCAAAAGCAAGTAAGAAAAAATGGGATTAACTAAACAGCAGAAAATCGCAAACGAAAAACATTTTGTAGGATTTTTAAAAATGGGAGTAAAAAATTATATGTGGATTGACAAATGTGAAATATTGGATATGTCAACTGGATTAAAGATTAAACCAAAAACATTAAAAGGATATGTAGAATTAGCAGGTATCACACGAAAAGAATTTATGGATATATTTGTTGATTGTCCTGATGATTATGATAAGGCTCGTGTAAATAAAATATTAAAAGCAGTTTTAAGAGAAGGTAATTATTAAAATAAAAAATGGGGAGGGAAAAGAAAAGAATAAGTCCAAGGTCTTTTTTTTATATGTAACTAACAAAAGTTAAGAGGACAAATGGTAATAGAGTAGAGGTCAATAATTTGTGACGATAAATTATGATCTCATAAGTTAGAAGTCAAGTAAGAAACTTTGTGACGACAAATGGTCTTAGACTTGGCGACTAGTGGTGGCGGATTTGTGACGATAAATTATGCTCTCATAAAACTTAAAATACTTTTTTTATTTGTGACTGATTATGCTCTCAGTTTTTGTTACGGAATTTGGGGCTTATGCTGTGCTAATATATCCTGTCATATACCTTAAGGTATATGAC